CAGTTCTGCGGCGCCACGTCATAGGCGTTGCGCAACCGCTTCGACACCACGTTGGCGAGAATCGCGGGGAAATCCGTGGTGGCCAACTGGCCCCCGGAGCGCAGGCCATTGTCGAGGCCGAGGCAGCGGGAGGCAAGTTCGAACTTACCCAGGCCACGCACACGCTCGCCCGTCGTTTCCTCGATATAGGTACGGCCCATTTCGAGCAGCGACATGCCGCGCCAGTTGCGCGCGGGGGAGTCGCCGTCAATCTTCACGGCGCCGGGATTAGCGCGGTGAAGAATTGCCGTCTCGACGGCGGAGAAGCGGGTTTCATCCTCGTCAACGACGATCTGGATGCGGCCATTGATGCGGGTATCGCTCGCGCGCTTGGCAACCTCATCGAGAACAACCTTGCGGACATCCTCGACCGACGTGCCGGCATTGATGTGATCCGCCGCGAAATTCGCGGGCATGCCATGACGGACGGCGAGAGTATTGATCTCTGCCGCGCGCGCGCGTTCGACAGCGATGGCATCGGCCGGTGCCGGCGCAGGCAATGCGGCGATCCGGGTTTCCTCGGCCGTGATTTCAGCCTGCTTGGCTTCGGCCTGGCGAACCAATTCAGCATGATCGGTTTCGATCTTGCGAACGGCATCAGCCGCCATGCCGTCCTTGATTTCGGCGATCTTGGCGCGTGCGCGAGCCACCAAATCGGTATGATCGGCGCGCATCGCGATCAACGCAGCCGACGCCTGGCTGACGATCGATGACAGGTCGGTGTGATGAGCCGAAAACGCGCCGGCCTTGAAAAGCGGCGCCGCATCAGCCGGCGACGGCAACAGCAGTGCGACTCCGACAGCAGCAATGGCGATCAAGGCAATCGCCGCAAGATACTTGGAAATTTTCATGAGGGTTTTCCATGTTGAACCGGAGCGGAACAAGCGAAATCACCCGCGGCTCCGGTAAGCGCAGGCGGCGATAGGTGGAAAATCAGAAGGAGTGGTTAGATGTGAGCCTGACGCATCCGCATCCGCGCGAGCGCGGCGCCGGCGTCATCGGCACGGGTGATTTCGCAGGGAAACACCTCGGTGTCAGCCGAGCGCGTCTGCGCATCCTTGTCGGCCGGAACGGTGACAAAGGAAATTTCGTAAGGTGTCCAGCGCGTCACGATGCGCTTTTCTACCTCGCCAACCTTTTCAGGTTGCTCGACGCGGACCTCATTGATGCTGTAGCCAACCGACACATTGCGGATGATGCCTTCCTGCACCATAGCGAACATGCGATCTGCCGCATCATCGACGCCCTTGGATGGAAAGCGGATCGTGGCAAGTCCCTTGCCGCCGTCGATCCAGGCACGCTCGACCACGCCAACCTGTTGATAGGTTGACCATGTGGAATGGCTGTCGAGCGCGGGCGCGGCGGCTTCCAGGCGTTCCATATTGATGGCGGTGCGCGACACTTCAAGGATTTCATCGAACGGGACCGATGAGTCCCATCCGATAAAGCGTCGGCGACGCACAGTCGCGCCCGTGGTGAACACAACATCCACGGTGCGCTTTTCCGCGTTCACCGTATCGATCGGCGCTGCGCGGGTTTGCATCGGCAATGCCGAAGGGTCACTTTTTGCCGGGACTGACATTCGTGTTTGCCTCTGTCTGCGCTTCCGGTGCTGCGCCGCCCTTGGTCGAGGCCAGGGCTTTGCGCGGATCGGTGTCAAGCGTGATTTTGCGTTTATCGATCTCGGTGAACCAAGCCTCGATTTCGTCAAGTTGCGTGTCAGGATCAAGGCCCCACGCCGCTACAAATTGCGGCCATGTCATGCGACCGGAGCGCACGGCGAGGATGTCGGCCTGCATATCCTTCATTGGATCAATCGGCTCATTCGCCGGCATGATCCATTCGACCGGATAGCCTTCCTTTCGGCGCGGCAGCACGCCTGAATCCTGCGCGACCTCCACCCATCGCTCCCAAAGCGGCTCCAGGAACATCGCCACAAGCGTGTGCCACTGAAACTGCTCGATCATCCGCCGGAATTCGATCTTGCCTGCCCGCAGCGACGAAAAATTCGCGCGTTCCAGATCGCCGGTAAGCTGATCGTAAGTAATGCCGGCGCCAGCGGCGAGCGTGAGCCACGTTGTTCGCAGCACCGTCTCAAAATTGGCAGTCGATGATGGCGTGACGGCGGAAATTTCCTCGCTGCTGTCGAGGTATTCGATCATCCCCGGCGAAAGCGTCTCGATGCGGCGTGGCTTCTGACCCGGCGCTGTTTCCGTCATGCCGGCCGTAATCGTTTTGGCCTGATTGGTCGTTTTCACGAACACGGCCAGGCACGCTTCGATACGTGATTTAATCACGATCGCTTCTTCGAGGTCCGCGACATCGCGACCCTTGAGCAGAACAGGTGCAACCCACGGAACGCCGCGGCCCTGGCCGATGCGATCCTTGCGATAGGCATGCAGCACATCGCGTGCATCGACCCGAACAGACACATGCGGCATCACGACGCCGCGAGCGCCAGGATGCACGGGCAGAAGCCAGTAACCGATACGCTTGCCGCGTTCGTTGTACGCAATCCCCTGATCAACGATCTCGCTAGCGTTCATCACCCGGTCACGGGCGCTGTCGAGGTGATCCGGCTCAAGCAACTGCAGTTCCAGCGGAACAACATCGGCCGCCGTCTGCGTCACCGGAATCATGCGGCCGAGAACTTCACCCGACTCCACGATACAACCGGCAGCCAATGCCAGCAGGCCATCGAAATTTAACTGGCCTTCGGCATCGCAATTCTGCGCCTTCGCCCACTTCTTCCACGCCGCTTTCGCCCTGCGATCGAGCCGTTTGCTCCCGGTGTTCGGCTTCGGCATGATCGCCGCGCCGACCGAATGGGCAACGACAACGGACTTGATGCGCGCACCCCACCACGTATTGCGGGAAACGTCGCGGGATCGAGCGCGTAAGGCTGGCAACGCGCCCTTGATGGCGACATTCGCGGAAGCGTTGTTCGCCTTCCAGTTTTGCGTGCGTCGGCCGAACATCGCCCCGTCATAGGAGCGAATTTGATTAAGCGAATGCCGCGCAGCAGCCCTCGCAACCGCCGCCTGCGGCTTGAATATCTCAATCGCACGATCAATGAGGTTCATGCGATTTAATCCCGGCTATGAGCGACGAATGATGTGCGCGGAGGCACTGCTGCAGGCGATACCTCGGCGATCATGTCGGCGAGGATAGAGCGCATTGCATCGAGGTCGCGATAACGCACCTCTCGCGAATCCGCGCCGGCGCCGAACTTAACCAAAGTGGCGCCGGTCGCGATGGCATCCTTGAGCGCATCAATGTCAGATTGCGAATAAGCCATCGTCATTGCCGCCTTAGCCAGTCATTTGTATTGCGCCCGAGCCAGTCGGACGTTGATGAAGCCGGCATCCCAGGTTGCTCACTGGCGTTTGTGTGCGGTGAGTCTGCCGTGTCGGATGCCGGCGCGGCGTCAGCCGAAGCCGATGCCGCAAACAGATTTGGCTCGCTCAATTCCGCGGGCAGTCCGCGGCGCAGTGCGAGCGCGCGCCATTCTTCTGGCGTGATCTGCGAAATGCCGAGATATTCGGCCATCGCCATGTTGTAGATTCGACAATCGTGGAAATGATTGTCCTTGATTTGCGCCCAACGCTGGCCGGCTACCTTGCCGTGAATCTTCACAGGCTCTAGGCGATCGCCGACAAGCTGCTTGAAATAGACCTCATCGTGCCATTCGCCGAAGTGGCAATAGCCATCCGGGTCTTTCTCGCGGCCCGATTTGATGCCTTCCTGGCGCAGGAAAGAATAAAAGTCGGCTTTCAAGGGCCAAGTGCCAAGGCCCCATACCTTGCCACCCTGTTTGATCTTCTGGCCTGACAGATCGATGTCCACCAGCGTCGGCTGCCCGATTGCTGGCTTACCCCATCCGGGCAAGCCCTTGATGCCCAGAATGACATCATAGCCCGTGTCAGGGTGCAGCCGCTGGTGCTTGCGAATCCACGACAACACCGCGTTCGCGCGGTAGCCAGTATCAACCGCGAGCGCGTCGATCTGCTTTGTGCCACCGAACGCATCAGGAAACTTGGCGTCGATCGTGTGCCGCTTCACCTCTTGCCAGAACGGGCCATTCACATCGGCGGAATCGCCTTCAATGTAGCGAGCATCGACCGACCAGCTTTCGCGGTTTGATCCCCACGCCACAACCTCAAGCCAGCCGCCGCGCATCTGCACGTCAAGCGCGGCGGTATAGATCAACGCGCGCGGGGGAATATGGCCACGTTTCAGCCACTCCTCACGGCGTAGCATCAGCCTTTCATGATCCGGCGCGTCGCCGCGCACGCGATGCGGGCGGCCAAGCACCAGATTGTCGAAATCCTTGCGCGCTGTTTCGGTTTTCTTGCGATCAACCTCAATCTTGTCCTCGGCGATTGCCTCATAGGACATCATCTTGGAAATGAACGCATCGATATGAAAGCCGGGATGGTCGCCAGCCTCATTCGTAGCAATCCAGTCGCCACCATCGATCGCAGGAATGCGCTCACTCTCGGTGACATCGTGCCCGCATGTGCAGCGATAGACGCTCAAATGCGGATGTTTGACGTTAATCTGCAACCGATCAACGGTGTGAACGAACAACTCGCCACATTCCGGGCAAAGACAATGCCAGAAGCGCTGGTCAGATGCGCGAAAGCGCAGATCGATACGGCAATGGCCTTCGGTCTTGCCAGTTTCGTCGCCCGTGTCGATTTCTGGCGTCGAAATATCCAGAATTTTGAACGTCTTGAAGCGACGAAACGCCGTGAACCGCCCGAAAAACAGGTTGGCAGGGTCGCCATAGCCCGGAATATCGGTCCATTTCGAAAATTCGTCTCGAACGCCCTTTTTGATCGTTTTGGACGATAGGTCCATAACCGCATTGGCGTTGCCTAGATATAGGCGGCCGCCGCGGGCGAATACTTTCTCAAACGTGGTCGAGCCAGCGCCCGATCGCGCCGTTTGCGGCAGAATGATTTCACGCTTGACGCGCTTATGCATCGCATCGATCAGCGGCTGCAACTTTCCGCTGTTGAGGTCGCGCAGCGCCTCGATACCAGGCACCGCATAAAGCATATTTGCCGGCTCGATGTCGGCCACATAGAGACACCAGCCGAGCGCAAGGATCGAAGCGCCTGACTGCTGCGATTTTCGAACCGTGACGAAGTTGCACGGATAATCATCGCCAAGACAATCTGCGATTTCCGCGAGGTACGGCGCCCCGACCGCGCTCCAAAGCGATCCAGACTGCTCGCCATCGACCAGGACAAGGTTTTCAGACAACCAGCGCGAAAGCGTAATCGCCTCGGCCGGCCTGATGATACGCGACAGGCCATCGGCGATGATGGATTGGGCCGAGGGATGATCGCGCATGGCACTTTACAGCGCCGAGTCTTGATCCTCGGCGGGTTTGGCCGGCGCGAGTTGCGCCAACGCTGAAAGACTGTCGGCAATTTCCCCGCGAATCCGGTTTTCGATTTTCTTTAATTCGACGCGCAGCCCGTGGGTGCCGCTTTGCGCCATCGCCGTTGCGAGCGCGTCGGTTGCGTTCTGTAGCTGGCCAATGCTGGCGACAATCGACGCACCGCATTCGCTGACTGCTGCGGACAATTCCTCAACCCGCACCAGCTTGCCGATTTGCTCATCTAGAGCCAGGCGCCGCGTTTCGGCCTCATAGATCGTCTTTTGCGTCAGCGCATCGTTATAGCCGGCTCGGCTGTCAGATTGCGCCGGCGGCGGATCGGGCTTTTCGGGTCGCTGGTCCTTACTTGGATCGCCAACCTTGCCGCGCAGGAAATCGTACTGCGCAACGTTGAATCGAACGATGCGGCCGCGCTCATCGCGCTCGACCTCAAGCGATTTCGTCTCGGCCAGTTTCCTAACCGTCTTGGTAATGGCCTGTTTCGAGACGCCATCGCGCTCGGCAACCTCGGCCGGTGTTTGCATCACGGCGGCAGGAGCCATCTGACAACCTTAACGATTGGCGGCGACAACCCTGACAACCGTGAATTTGAAGCTTTTGAACTGGCGAAGCGGCGGGACGTTCTAACGCCGCACCGGGGGTGGGCCTGGGAAGGACCCGCGACCGGGCGGTTCGATTATGATGGCGCGACGCCGCCGAGGATTGCTGCTATCTCATGCTGCAGGCGAGCTGGCAGCACAGTGCGAACAGCGGAGAGGAAGGCAGTCGCCGAGGCGCCGGTGATCATTTCGTTCGGAATGAACAGGCCAGACTTTTGTTTGATGATCGGCTTTCGTCCCCTGCCCGCCCGCTTGAACACCTGGCCACCCATGTTGAGCGCCACACGGTTCGGGAACTTTCCGCCTTTAATGAAGGTCCCAGCAAAGATATGTCTATGGCCCCATGGGGCGGCGCTCACACCCTTGCGAGTTTCCCGCGCCTTAAAGTATTTGAGCGAGACGTTCCCGCCCCGCGATTTCAGAACGAACGATAGCTGGCCTGCGGCGCCAGGCTTACGCTTGACAGCGCGATGGATGACGCCGCGCTTTAGTCCGGTTTGGACCACCAGCGCCTTTTCCACATTCACCGCAGCCGAGACGCCGGTGCGGTTGATCGCCCGGCGAATGGCGATGGGTGCTTTCGGCCCGGCCTGCTGAAACAGCCGCTCCAAATTCAGGATTTGGGAGGTGTCGATTTCAAGCTGACTGATCGCCATCAACGCGGCTTTCGAATTTGTGCGAGGCGATTGAGAGCGGCCGATTTCAACGCACCGGATTGAACATCCCGCGCCATCGATCGGCCGACATAAGCGGCCGCGGTGACAACGGCCTTGACGTTGCCGTTGGCCAGCGATGAAACACCGCGCCGAATAGCTTGGCCGCGTTTATAGCAATCGCACATAGGAACGACCTCAAAGAGAAAGGATGCCCGCGCCTTACCCCGTCCTCTGGGCATAGGCCGACATCACTAACACGGTAGACAATTGCTCGGCGCCGGGCGGATGTCGCCCTAGCCAAGACAGGCCGGTTTATGCTCCGGCTTCCCGTGTGAGCACCTGCTTATCTGCAGCGCATAGGATTCGATCAAAGCCACCCGCGCGCAATCCGACGTGCTAGGCATTTCAAAGCGTGCGATTGGCCGGCGCTGGCGATGATCGAAACAAAAAAGTTGCCCGGCCGCGCCATCCCTTGATGACGATCTCGATACTGACGGCCGGGCATTCGCGGGGTTATTCCATTTTGGAGGGCGCCGTTTCCGCGCAGACGCCCACCAATTGAGCCTTGTCGATTTGACAGCGTGTCCCGCCGCGGCGGTGATCCAACTCAACGATCAAGTCGCCGCCATGATCCTCGATAACGAGGACGCGAACATGCGCGACCTGATAAGTCTGTGCATTCGCCAGCGCCATCACGCAATCCTATCCGGATCGAACTCGGTGCCGGGAATGATCCACGCGCACCGCGACGGCCAGTCTTGCCGCCCGTACTCGATCGCGTCGCAATCGGGATAAAGCGTCAGCCGATGCATCACAGCACCGTGGCGCCGGCCATGACGTTCAAACCGATCCGGTCGAACTCGCGGCAAACGGTCTTGAGCCAGGTGCGGACATAACCCCGCAACGTGAACGAATTGTTCGCGGTGCTGCCATCCGCCTTTTCGTTGGCGATGAAGGCGCGGAACGGAACACCGGATGTATCGACATCTTCATTCGCCCGCGGATCGAGAAGCGGAATTTCCACGATGCCGTCGCCGACATCCTTGAACACCGCATCGTGCGCAGCCGCATCCCACTCAAAGAACGTCGAGCCGTTGATGTGGTTTTTCACAAGGAAGTATTTTGCGCCTTCGATGATCGCGGACGTTTCCTTGACCTCGGAAAGCGAAGCGACGCTTGCGCCGAGAACATGCATCACGATGAGATTGACCTGGCCGGTTTTCACCGCATCGAGCAGGCCGACATCCGCGAGCGTCTTGAGCGTCGGCGATAACAGGCCGGCGCGCACATCGATCACCGAAATCTGTTCGGTCGAGAGCGTATCGAAAACTTTCATCTGATCCGGCACCGTGGCCAGATCAATCACATCAGTGTTGCGCGGAAAGAAACGCTTTAGAACACCGTTCGGCGATTCCGTATCGAATGCGCGATAGGAAAATCCGGAGGCATCGAAATAATCGAGGACTGTGCGGCTCACTGTGGTCTTACCCACGCCGCCCTTGTCCGCGCCGATGATGATCAGCAGTGGCTTTGACATTGGCTGTTTCTCATTCGTGGCTGTGGAATGAAAAATCCGGCGGCGTACATCCGGCCGCCGGAAATGCAAAACCCCGCCGGGGACGGGCGGGGTTTGTTTCCCTTTCGGGACGCATCCGGTGTACGTCAAGCACCTCGTTCCGCCTAGGAGGTGGGACAAAATCGGAGGGAAACACCCTTTTCGCGGGCATTTCTGGCCCGCTCATGAAGCGACAGCGGACGGCTCGGCGCCCTCCGCTTGGGTCGAAGCGGCAGCGTGGCCGTCATCACGCCTGCCGGCAGCCCATCTGACAGAACGCGAGACGGTTTTGCCTGGCCCGTGAGCCACGGCACAGGTTTCGCCGCCGGTTGCTCGGCCCAATACTCTTTCAGCTTTCCATTGAGCGTTGACGCAAGATGCACCAGTGCGCGATGCCAGGTGAAATACTCCGCACGCGAATGCGCAACATGAAGCGGCGACGGATCATTCCAATTCAACGGTGAGCGCGGCGACGCATCGAAATTGTAAAGTCCATCACGCATCGCGGCGCGGCCGCGGTTTGGCGTCAACATCACGGTGAAACCATTCGCATCGGTGCCGTACACCGTCGCGCGTTCACGAACCGCATCCGCCTCATCGCGAAATTCGTATTTCATCTGATACGGCGTCGGATGATCGAACTGCCACGGCGGACGATGACCGCTGATCGCTTTAGCAATCACCAGCGAGCGCGCATCGAAGTTTGCCGCCTTCAATGCGCCGAATGCATCGCCGGCGATATGCAGCAGATCGCCGAAGAACGCGCACACATCCTCATCGCTGGTATAGGTCACATCATCGAGCGCAGACACCGCCGCCGAGATCGTTAGCGCGTCCTCATGCGGCGCGCCCGGCACAAAGCCAAAACTATCGACGCCGCCGGATGTATCGATGCGTGCGCCAAGCTGGCCGTAACTCATCACCAATTCCCAAGGTGAAATCGAGACGGGCCGCCCTTTCG